ATTCAGCTCGCGAGTTGGCACTTCCGTTTTTTCCGCCGCACTTTTGCATGCCGATCAAGCCTGGCGAGTTCGTCTGGGTGATGTATTATGATCCCAATGAGACGACTGGTGCCTCTCTTGGTCCTGACACAGCATCCATCGATCCTGCGGATTTTGCTGCTGCCCTTCGAATGATCCTTGAGCAAAGCACCACTGGAGCTTCTCCACTTGTGGAGCAGGGGTACTGGATCTGTCGAGTCTCCGACCTAGAGCCGTTCGATGACATTAACTTTACCGTTGGAAGTCGAAAGCGTTGGCCGTCGGAGGAGCCCGGCGAGGCGCCTGTTGATAACACGGCGAAATCGGATGAGGCGAAGGAGGATGAGGATTCAGATCCCCCTATCGGAAACTTTCCTCGTACCAAGGACGGACTGCCGTCATCCTTCGTCAACGGTGCCTTCGGAGAGAGCCAGAACGATGTGGGCGCGCTCAGCTTCTTCAAGGATGTCTTTGATAACTCGACGGCCAACGGGATATTCGAGCGTGAGGTGGTGCCCAGGTACTCGTGTCGTCCGGGGGACCTGGTGCTCCAGGGATCCAACAACGCCCTGATCTGCCTCGGCACCGATAGGACAGGACCCGCCGGGATCTACAACGAGAAGACGGGACTGCCTTTTCCACTGGGAGGTGAAGACGGTCCCGACGCGTCTAAGCTGGAGAGCGACTACGTCGAGTATGCCGGGACGATAGACATGGTCGTCGGTCGCGGCCGGGTCCTTCCCGTAAGCGCCGGTGACGAACCCGGGGCGGACGATACGTCGCCGACGGCGCCGAAGGTCACTGCGACTGACGCCAAGGCCCGTGGCACTGTGATGGAGGTCGACAAGAATCCCACGATCGTTGATAATGGGGATCCCAACCTGCTGGAGGGTGATCCGGACTTCGCCAGGGACGCCAGCAGGCTCTACCTGTCGATGAGGACCGACGCTGACAGGAACTTCGGCTCGGTCGAGGTGAAAGGGCTCTTTCCAATCCCCTACCCAGAACCGACCGACAACAGTCCGAAGGATGACTTCTACGCCCGCGACGACGACTTTGTGAATCCGGTCCCAGCGAAACCAGCGAAAGATGACACCGTTCCTGTGGCGTCCGCCTTCGCCGTCCTAAAGTCAGACGAGATTCGTATCGTGGCCCGGAAGAGCGAGAAGCCGGCAATTAATGGCAGCATCAAGATAGTCAAGGAGGGTAAGCAGGGAGAGGACCTGGCCTGCATCATCATGCACCCCGACGGTACCATCCACATAGACGCCCCCAAGATCATCCTGGGTAGGAACGACGCCAAGCTGCAGAAGGACGTGAAGGTGGGCGAAGACGCCGGCACCGGCTTTGTCAAGTTTAGCCAGTACAACGTCCAGATGGCGGCCCTGCATGACCAGTTGACGACCCTAGCCATCGCAGTCGAGGACGGATTGAATGAGCTAGACGCTCGGACGAAAGATATTAGGGGTGCCCTGTCCACAAAGACAAACGCTCCTGGTATGGGAGCTCCTGTTCCTGGCCTCATGGCAACAGCGCTGACCTGGAATGGCAGTTGGTCCACCTGGCTAGGACTAGGTACCGATCCTCCCGGGATGGCTATGAACGTCCAGGGAGACTCCGGGGGTGATGATAAGTCTTCGATGACCGCCGGTGGTGAAGATTTAAAAAGTAACATTCCCGACGCCAGGTCGGAGACAATTTTTGGAGAGTGAGAGATGGCACTAGAGCTAGACAGGCTAGAAGAAGATATACTGGATGCATTGACGATCAACCTCACAGAGGCGGATAAGATACCAGAAGTCATGACGCCACTGGGGGATTATGCGATGGCGCTGAGCGCCGCCATTGACAAGTACGTTCGGGATATTGCTATTAGTGTCAGTGTCAGCGGCGTCGAGTCAGGCAGCGATACTGGCAGGGCCAACGTGACAGTTGAATAGTGACAGGTAGCAATAGTTATAGTTGAGTCGGTGGGACCGACTTATTACGGGGTTTACAGTGGCCACAATAAATTTTAAGAACGTGGGTGAGGTGGAGGCATCCGTCTCGACATTTGTCGAGGACGTCATTCCGACGCCGATAGGCTTTCAGACGCCGCTTCGGCTGGGAAACACAACCCTGTTCGTGATGTACACCGATATTAGACGGGTCCTTAACGATAACTTCAAGAACCTGCTAATGACTAACCACGGAGAGAGGGTCGCGCTGTATGACTTCGGCGCTAACCTAACTGACCTTGTTTTTGGCGGTGGAAATTTAAGTGAGGACCAGTTCGACGCCGAGGCTGTAATTAGGATTAAAACCGCCACCAGCAAGTACATGCCATTTATATCGCTGCGGACATTTGAGTCGCGCATAGACCACAACGACAATAAAGTGATCGGCAAGACAAATCTTCAAATCGTGTATGACATTCCGAGACTGGGCATAACTGACCAGGTCCAGTCCATTACATTCTACCTGGGAGCATAGTCGTGGCTATTAACGTCAAGAAGAAATTTAAGCCAGTAAGGACGCGGTCCTACCTCAACAAGGACTTCGACGCCTTTCGGGCTGAGCTGCTTCAGTATGCCAGGACCTTCTTTCCGCAGCAGATTCAGGACTTCTCCGAGGCATCTGTCGGTGGAATGTTCCTTGATTTTGTGTCGTTCGTCGGTGACACCATGTCATATTACCTCGACCACCAGTTTGCCGAGCTAAGTCCTGAGACCGCCGTTGAGACCCTTAACATCCAGAGGATGCTGCGTGCGGCAGGAATACAGGTAACTGGCACGTCACCTGCCACGGTCGATGTTGATTTTCTCCTAGAGGTGCCCGCCGTTAGCAAGGGTGGCATCTACGTGCCCAATGAGTCGGGACTGCCTGTGATAAAACAGGGGACCCTGGTCCAGTCGCAGGGAGGTGTCACCTTCGAGCTCATGGAGGACGTGGACTTCGCCAAGCAGGACAAGGCGGCAAACTACATCGCGAAAATAGCGGTGGGTAACACCAACACAGACGGCACTCCCTTTACCCTCATACTGACATTAACAGGAGAGTGCATATCCGGCACAAGGACTAAGGAATCGTTCGGCTTCTCCAACACGTTCGTCCCGTTCCGCTCCCTGACACTCAGCAAGCCAAACACCACTGCGATCATGTCGGTGAAGGATATCGATGGAAACAATTACTACGAGGTGGAGGCGCTGACCCAGGACTCCATCTTTCAGACGATTATCAGCACCAACGAGGACAATGAGCTAGTCCCACAGAACGTGGAACTCATTCCGGCCCCCTATCGCTTCACTGCGCAGATGGACATTAACACTAAAAGAACCAAGCTGCAGTTTGGTAGCGGAGACGCCACAACGCTGGACGATGATATAGTGCCTGATCCAAGTCAGTTCGCGGTGCCGCTCTACGGAAAGAAGACGTTCACCAAGTTCTCGATAAATCCCGGTGACCTGCTCAAGACCAGGACGCTGGGAATATCTCCGATGGCCACCACCATTAATGTCGAATATCGCTACGGAGGAGGCCTCTCACATAACGTTCCAGCAGGCACTATCAGGACAATCACATCCCTTATCATTAAGTTTGAGAATGGTGCCAGCACTAACATGGCACGTACAGTCCAGGCTAGCCTGGATGTGATTAACATGCTACCGGCCGGCGGCGGTGAGAACGCCCCCACCCTGGATGACCTGTCCAGCAGGATCCCAGCGGCGCGAAATGCCCAGTCGAGGATCGTCACCAAGGAGGACCTGGTGGCCCGCGTCTACACGATGCCATCCAGTCTAGGGAGGGTGTTCCGGGCTGGAATAAGGTCGAACCCAATAAATCCCCTGGCCACCCAGCTGTTTATTATATCCCGAGACATATCCGGCAATCTTACCATATCACCTGACTCACTCAAGGAGAATTTGGTTGAGTACCTGAACCAGTTTAGGATGATATCGGATGCCATTGACATCCTGGACACACAGGTGGTGAATCTCCAGATCAGGTTCCAGATCTCAGTGGATCCTCGGGTCAATAAGTCGTCAGTGGTGCAGGAGGTTATTGTCAAACTTAAGACATATTTCAATATCTTCAATTTTCAGATAGACCAACCGATCCCGCTTGCTGACCTTAATAGTATTATTTTCAATACTGAGGGCGTCCTGGCCGTGATGAACCTGAAGCTGATCAGTCTTACTGGCGACTACAAGGGACGAAGCTACAGCGATATTGACTTTGATCCTACCGAACACACCATAAAGGGTCTTATCATTGGGCCACCTGGCTCGATTTTTGAGGTTCGCTATCCTGACTTTGACATCATCGGAAGTGCTGTCTGATGTATAGGATTCTTAAGGCAATTAAGGATGCTTACATCACCAACAAGGTGATGAACAATAAGTTTCGGGTGACGGATGCTAACACTGGCCGTGCTGGAACGCTGGACCTGTTTAAACTTTATGATGAAAGCACGCTTCCATCTACCTCCAGCGGCGTGACAGAGATATCTCGTACCTTGATCAAGTTTAACCTTGATCCCCTTCGGGCACTGACAGGCAGCGTCCTCGACATAAATGATTCCTCGTTCGACTGCAGGTTGCAGCTCACCGATGTCATAGGTGGCCAGACGCTGCCGTCGAACTTCCAGATTATCGTTTTTCCACTTTCACAGTCATTTGATGAGGGAATTGGCCGTGATGTTGTATCTTTCAGTGACCTAGATGCCTGTAATTTTATAACTTCATCTTACACAGGTGGCAATTCTATTCTGTGGAATGAGCAGGGCGCCAATAAGATGGGACTCCTGGGTGCCAGTGATATTGACATAATTT